AGCACGGAAACACAATTGATTAATCAAGGGTTGCGACCAGGCTCGGAGGCGTACAACAACGCAATTACTTTGTTGGGGCAACAAGAGAACGATCAACGCACCCAAGCGGTGTTACAAGGGCTTGGATTGGACATGAGCGCCAACGCACAAGGCTATGGTCAAGCGCTTACATCGGGGCAGTTTGGTAACACCGCACAAGGCCAAAACTTTGGGCAAGGTAATATCCAGCAACAGCTTTACAATCAATCACAAGCTCAAAACTTTGGTCAGGGTAATATTCAGCAGCAGCTTTACAATCAAGCCCAAGCGCAAAACTTTGGGCAAGGTACTACCGCACAAAATACGGCAAACCAAGCGGCGGGTCAAAACTACACGCAAAATTACAATACGGCGGGTTTTAACAACGCCGCACAACAACAACAATTTGCTCAAAACACACAACGGGCGGCATTTGAAAACCAAGCACGGCAACAAGCACTAGCAGAGGCTATTCAAATGCGCCAAATGCCAATAAACGAAATCTCTGCTTTTATGACGGGTTCACAAATACAAAACCCAGTATTTCAACCCTACACTGGCGCAAACGTAGGCGCTGCCCCAATTGCTCAAACCATGCAAAACGCTTATGCAGGCCAACAAAATGCATACAATCAACAAATTGCAAGTAACAATGCAGAAATGGGTGGATTGTTTGATATTGGTAAAGCTGTTTTGCCATATTTTTTAGGCTAATCAATCACTGGAGGTTAAATGCCTGACATCAATTTAGCTCCAAGCAACTACGAGTTGGAGGCAATTCAAAAGCGGCGCAAAATGGCTGAGTTGTTAATGCAGCAAGCTCAACAGCCAACGGAAATGCCGCAAATGGCAGGTGTGCGTCTTAGCCCTATTTCGGGGCTTGCCAAGCTATTGCAAACTTACACCGCAAGTAAAAATTTAAAAAAATCAGAAGCAGAAGAAAAACAATACCAATCGGATTATTTATCCGACCTTGGATTTCTTATGCGTAATGCCGGTAAGACCACGCCTGCAACCGAGGCAATTCCCGAGCAAACCGAAAACATTACAACGCCAAATCTTGCCAATCAAAACTTGCAAGAAGTCGCCAACAGGCAACGCCTAATGCGTGACTCCAATGCAGCCATTAATCCATTTGAAAAACAAATTTTTCAAGGGATGGATAGTGGTCAAGTTAGCGAGAAACTTCAAGAAATACGTCAATTGCCTAGCGAGACTGTTGAGCAAAGAGTCACCCCCGCCGTCCCCGCTATGAAAGGGTCACCATTGTTGTCGCCCGATTTGTTGAGCGGCAACAACGCTAACAACTACATTAAGACTAATGCGGGAAAGATGGCTTTGGCGCAACTTTTAATGCAACAACAAGCCCAAGAGCAAGCAAGAGCGCAAAAACTACAAGATGCGGAATTGGAAGTGCGAGCCGTTGCGCCAGGCGGGGCTTTGGTGCGAGGCGGCAAGCAAATTTATTCAAATCCCGCAGAGCCAAAATTGCGTGAAATAAAAACAAATAATCCACTTACTGGAATGCCTGAAACTAGGTTTTATCCCGAAAATGTATTGGTGGCAATGGGCGGCATTCCTGATCAATATAAAGGCTTTGCGGCTGAGTTGATTACTGCCAAAAATTTACCGGCAAACATTAAAAATGATCCGCAATTGCTTAATTTGGTTGGTTCAGAATTGAACAAGAAAGCCGGTTTAGTTACCGAAGAAGATGTAGCCCAATATATGTTGAAAGTGGCAGAAATAAGGGCAAAACTTGGCTACGAGGGCATTCCTTTTGCAGAGCCTAAAGGATTGACCGCCGCATCCAATCCTTTGATTAAACCAACATTACCAAAAGGTGTGCCATTGGATGCAGTACCAACGGGCAAATTTACACCCGAGGGTAAGCCCGTGTACAAAGCGCCCAACGGCAAAACTTATGTGGAGGATTAACAAATGGGTGAATACATAGGTGAATTAGTAGATGCGCCCGTTGCCAAGCAAAAGGCAAAAATAAATCCGGCTTTAGTCAACGCATTAACGCCAGTGCAACAAGTAATGCCTACGCAAACAATGCCTACTCAGGGTGTGCCAAACCAATCAAATTTAAGCCCTAAAAGCCGAGAGGCTTTAGCTTTAGAGCAAGCAAAGAGAGCAGCAGATCAAGCAACCGCCCCGCCTGGTGCATCTTTTATGGACAAATCAAAAAAGCTTAAAGATTTTGAGGGATTTTTAACAGAATACAAAAATGAGTTAGACAAAGATTTAATGGTGTTTCCTAAAGAAATACCAATATTGCCAAGCCAAGGTTTATCTATTCCATTGCCCGTTGGCTCTGACACTGCACGAATGAATTCCAAGTACACGGCTTTGTTGATGGGGTTAAAAGATGCTTACGAGCTTGGCGCATTAACCGGCCCTGACATGAGCATTGTGGAATCACAAATAACAAATCCCGCATCAATCGCTGGCGCATTGACAAGCCGAGATGCCATGCAAGAACAAGTAAAAGTTTTACAAGGAATACTTCAAAGAGGCAAGCAAAACCTTGAATCTTCTTATGGCAAAAAAATTGAATATGGCACACCCGCTAACACTGGCGGGTGGAAAGTGATTAAATAATGGCTGATCAAATTTACAAAGTTCAAGACCCACAAGGCAACATTCGAGAGATTAGTGGCCCTGCCGGTGCGTCTGACGCTGATGTAATTGCTCAAGCGCAAAAATTATTTGTTGATATTCCGGTAAAGCCTGCTTACACCCAAATACCTGGCGGGGAAAATGTAACCGTACCAAATCCAAAACCGGTGTCCATGCAAGATCGAGTGATGGGTTTGGTTGAAACCCCTGCAATCATTGCGGGTGGAATTGGTCGCATGGTGGCTACACCTTTAGCCCAAATGTATGGTGAAGCGTATGGCGGTTATGGCACTCCACAAGGTAAAGAAGCGGGGCAAAGAGCCGCCCAAGTAACTAGCCAACAGTTTTACCAACCTCGCACGGAAACAGGGCCGGATATTGTTAACGCAATGAGCAAGGTTTTAGGTGCTTTGCCGCCCACCTTGGGGTCTACCGGAGCAACGCTAAATGCTTTAGCACCGGCGGCAATTGGGCAAGCTAGGGGCATGGTTGCACCTATTGCATCAAGCACTCAACAGCGATTAGCGCAAGTTATAGGAAAAAATGAGCCGCAAATGGTGGGTATGGGTGCAGCATCAACAAACCCCGCCTTAATACGCCAAGAACGAGCTTTGCAACAAGGCATTCCTTTAACCAAGGGAGAACAATTGCAAGACCTTGGGATTTTAAAGCGTGAGTCCGATTTGCCTAAAGAAAATCCCGAATTAGCAAAAGGCTTAACTGAATTTAAGCAAAACCAAAAAGAAAGCATATTGCGGCGCTTTCAGCAAATGGCTGATGAAACCGGCGCAGAGTATGCCGACCCAACCGCATATCGCAAAGTTGGCTCATTGGTTGACACACAAGTTGTTAAACAGTTTGATGCTAAAAACACAAAAGTTAATCAAGCTTACCAAGCCGCTAGAGATGCTGGTGAAACAAAACAAGTTGTCAGCACTGCGCCTTTAGAGCAATGGCTAGAAACTAATGCGCCTGAAGCTATTTCTGTTTCTGCAATTAATACTATTGGTGCAAAATTAGAGCAACTGAAAAAAATCAAAAATGGACAAGTAACCATCGATGATTTAGAAGAATTGTATAAATCTGCGGGTCAGTTGGGTGAGCCTGGCAAACCATCCGGTTTGTTTATGAAGCAAGTCAAGGGCGTAATTAACGACATGACCGAGGGCGCAGGAGGTGATTTGTACCGCGCCGCAAGAGTGCAGCGCAAAGAGTTAGCTAACGAATTTGAAAACACTTACCGTGTGGCTAAATTACTTGGCACTAGGGGCGGCTATACAGACCGCGCCGTGGCGTTAGATGATGTGTTTTCTCATGTTGTTTTAGACGGTAGCTTAGAGGAAATGCGGACGGTCACTAAGTTATTGAAAAAAGGTGGGCCACAAGGTGAGCAAGCTTACGCCGAGCTACAAGGTCAAACCATACAATATATGAAAGATCAGCTCACTAAAAATGCTAGTGGTCAGCTATCATTTGCCAAGCTTAAAACGGCAATTGATACGTTAGACCGAGAGGATAAACTTGTGTATATGTTTGGTAAACAAGGGCGTGAGACATTGGTAGACGTAAGGAATGTTATACAAGATGCCTTGGTTAAACCCGAGGGTGCGGTTAATTATTCAAACACGGGTAGCGTAGTGGCAAGGTATTTAGATAAACTAACGGATACGGTAGCGCCAAAATTTGCAAAAGATTTATTGAAAAAAAGAGAAGTTAAAAAACAAGTTGAAGAATCTACAAAATACGATGCTTTAGCTGAAGCTTTGAAAGGTACAAAATGAGTTACAACGGTTCAGGCACATTTCAGATTAACTCAACGGGTCAGCCCGTTGTCGGTGGCACGATTATTAGTTCGGCTACCTTTAACGCACTCACGGCAGACTTAGCCACGGGTTTGACTACCGCCATAACAAAGGATGGTCAAACCACTACAACGGCTCGCATACTCTTTGCCCAAGGAATTAACTCTACGCTAGTAACGGACGCATCTAGTACGTCTACGGGCTCAATTTTCACTGCTGGCGGTGTAGGCATTGCAAAAAAACTTTATGTAGGCACGGACGCAAACATTGGGGGAAATACAACAATTACTGGAACTTTAGGGGTTACTGGTGTAGCTACATTTAGCGCCACGCCTATTTACTCAAGTTTGACGGCTTCTAGTGCGGTTGCAACCGATGCATCTAAAAATTTGGTGAGTGTGGCAAACACCGGTACGGGTTCAAACGTACTAGCAACAAGCCCTACTTTAGTATCTCCAATTTTAGGTACACCCACAAGTGTCACTTTAACTAATGCTACGGGTTTGCCTTTAACTACTGGTGTAACGGGAACATTACCAGTAGCCAATGGGGGTACTGGAACAACCGCCTCAACTGGATCGGGAAATGTTGTACTTGCTACTAGTCCAACATTAGTAACACCAATTCTAGGAACTCCAACATCAGGAACATTGTCCAATTGCACAGTTGATGGAACTGATGCTGTTGGCTTTAGAAATATTCCAATTAACAGCAAAAGCGCAGCATATACAACGCTATTGGCAGATTCAGGAAAAGTTATTTTCCATCCGTCAACTGATGCCAACGCAAGAACATTTACCATTGATTCAAATGCAAACGTGGCTTATCCATTAGGTACGGCAATCACATTTATAAACATGACAAGCCAAGTGGTAACTATTGCTATTACGTCAGATACTATGTATTTAAGCAGTGCTGGTACAACTGGATCACGCAGTCTTGCTCAATATGGTTCGGCAACGGCTATCAAAATGACTTCAACAACTTGGCTCATTTCAGGAAGTGGCCTAACATGAGTGGCGCACTACAAGCTGTTTATCAAAATCTAAGAAGTTTTGGCACACCGCCAGGACAACAAGCCTATACAACGGCAGGCACTTTTACGTTTGTTGTTCCCTCGGGCGTAACCCGTGTTTCTGTTGTTTGTGTTGGTGGGGGTGGGGCTGGTTCGTCTGCCGGATTCGGCGCTGGTGGTAGCGGTGGCGCACTAGCCTACACAAATAATATTACCGTTACCCCTGGAGCTTCCATTTCTCTTACCGTTGGTGCTGCTGGTACTGGTGCTGGTGCTGGTGGGACATCTTCCTTTGCCTCTGATGCTTCTGCGGGTGGTGGTGCTGGGGGCGGTGCTTCCGGAGGGTCTGTAATAACGGGAACAGGCGGCTCGGGGGGCAATGCTGGCACAAGGCTTGGTGGTGGCGGTGGCGCTGGAGGCTATTCGGGATCAGGTGGTGTGGGAGGCACGTTTGTATTTGGGCCTGCCTTTGGAGCCGGATCAGGTGGCGGCGGGTCAGGCGGTCAAAACGGAGGTAGCGGGGCGCGATCTTATGGAGGTGGTGGTGTAGAAATTCTTGGATCAGGAACATCGGGAAGCTCCCAAGCTCAAGGAGGCTCAGGTGGCGGTGACGGGCTTGCAGGGTCAAATAGCAGAGGTGGCGGTTTTTATGGCGGTGGAGGAAATGGGCCGGATGGGGGTGGAAATTCTCCTGGCGATGGATCGCAGGGCGCAGTACGTGTCATATGGCCTGGGGATACGCGATTATTTCCATCAACAGATACAGGTGATGTGTAATGGAATTATTTATCCGCATTAAAAACGATCAACCGTTTGAACACCCAATCTTAGGCGATAACTTTCGGCAAGCCTTCCCTGATATTGATGTTGACAACCTACCGCCTGAGTTTGCGCCATTTGTTCGAGTGGATGCGCCCGTGCTTGGCGTGTACCAAGTTTATGATGGTGTGACGTATCAAAAAGTCGGTGATGTATATACCGATGTACACCAAATTCGTGCCATGACAGCAGAGGAAGTTACGGCAAAACAACAATTGGTAAAAGATCTTTGGGCGCAAGATGGGCTTGAATCTTGGATATTTAACGAAATCACTTGTGCTTTTGAGCCACCTACACCATGAGTGACGATGCCACAAAAATAGACGTTCACGTTGCCGTCTGTGCAGAGCGTTATGCGGCAATTGAGAAGTCTTTTACCGATGGCGACAAGCGCATGACAAGGATTGAATACTTGTTGTATGCGGTGATTGTGTGCGTTTTGTTCGGGCCTGGCGTGGCTGGCGAGCTTGTCAAAAAAGTCTTGGGGCTTTAAATTGATCCTTTCACCGCTGCCCTCGCCGCTATTGCCGCTATCAAGCAAGCGGTATCTTTTTACAAGGATTGCAAAGCGGCTTCCAAAGATGTCACCTCTATCACAATGGAAATATCGAGTTACATCGGTAAATTTTTTGATGCCCACGAACAAGTCAAAACCGCAGCCGCAGAGCAAAAGAAAAACCCGCCAAAGGGTAAGTCATTAAAAGCCCAAGCCCTTGACAATATCTTCCAAGAGATGGAGCTTGAGCGCCAAGCGGTAGAGTTAAGGGAATTGTTGATTTACGGCGTTGATCCGGCGTTGGGTGCGGTGTGGTCAAGGTTTCAAGAAGAGTTTGAAAGGTTGCAAGAGGAGCAAGAAAAGGAAAGATTAGAACAAGAAGCAAAGGATAGGGTGGCATTGTGGCAACGGCGAAAAATGCTAAACCGGCTTCAAGACAGGGCGCTAATAATCGGGGTGGTAATGATAATTACCCTATACCTCCACCTCCTACTCCTAGCAATCCGACAACTGAAGATAGCGAAGTGGGGTTCTTGATTGCTTTTCTTAGCATGGTGGTGGTGTTTGGATTGTTGTTACCCATCTTGGCAATGATGTATTTTGACATCTTGGAAACCAAGCAAGAGACAAAGCGCCAGCAAGAGGTGGTGCAAAGATTGATTAACAAAACAAAGGAAGAAGATGAGCGAAGAGAAAATACAAGCAATGGAAAGCAAAAGCCAATTGATTGAAAAAATCACGTTTGCTTTGTTGCCTTTATTGTTTTCTTGCGTTGTTTACCTTATGTCGGCGTTATCCAATTTATCCCATGAGGTGACCATCCTCAATAGCAAGATTAGTTTGGTGGTTACTAGCGACAACAAGCAAGCATCAAACACTGGCGCCGAATTAGCAAGAGAAAAGTTGCGTCAAGACTTGGAAAAAGAAATTCAAAAGAATAGGGATGATATTCAAGTCAACCGCCTACATATCGCCATCTTGGAAGATAGGGCAGGAATGAAAACAACATTCAAAAAGGAAGATAAATGATTCCCATAGTTGCATCTCTCTTAGGGACACTTGCCCAAAACGGCCTTACTTTGCTTAGTAGCGCCATTCAAGCTAAAGGCAAAGAAGTTGTTGAAAACACTTTGGGCGTAAAAATTCCCGACAACCCAACCCCCGAGGATGTTGGCAAGTTACGCCAATTGCAATTTGACCACGAAGAGCGCCTACTTGAGCTTGGTATTGAAAAAGCAAAGATGGAATTGGCTGAACTGCAACTATTTGCCGATGCCGCCAAAAACGAAGATAACAACGTCACAGACCGCTGGAATTCAGATATGGCATCTGACTCTTGGCTATCTAAGAACATACGCCCTATGAGCCTTATAGCCATCTTCTTGGGCTATTTTTTATTTGCCATGATGAGCGCCTTTGGGTACAACGCCAATGAGTCCTACGTCACTTTGCTGGGTAACTGGGGGATGTTAATTATGGGTGCTTACTTTGGTGGTCGCACGGTTGAAAAACTTGCAGAAATGAGGAAGAAATGAGCTTAAGCACCGAACAAGCGGCTTTTCTGTTAGATGCCTGTAAGTTGATTCAATTTGCCACAGAGCAGGGTTTCATGGTGACCGGAGGCGAATTAGCTCGGACTCCTGAACAACAAGCTTTGCACTTTAAGGCGGGGCGGTCTAAGACCATGAATAGCATCCACTTAAAGCGTTGCGCCATAGATTTAAATTTCTTCCGTGATGGCAAGATTATTTGGGATAAGGTGACTCTTGCGCCTCTTGGGGCTTATTGGGAAGCTCTTCACCCAAAGAATCGTTGGGGAGGGAATTTCTCCAATCTTGTGGATTGTCCACACTTTGAACGTGTGCCAGCAGCATAGCAAACAGGATTAGCGTTCCAATCCCAATAACTGCGCCAATGGCTAAAGCAAGAACGGTGGCAATCATTTATCTTCTTGCTTATGGATAAACAATCTTTTTTCCAACCTTTGAATGCGATCTTGGTTGTATTGCATAGCGGAATTAGCATACTCGGCGGCGGTTTCGGCTTCAAGCTTCCTTAAATGCGCTTCTTGCAGCTCGGCGTAAATTACTTCTGAAATAGTTTTGGCTCGAAGAATGTCTTTAATATATTTGATTGTGGTTTCTCTAAAGCTCATAAAACCCCCCTTAATTGCCAACCCAAAAAAAAATAATTCCAACGGGTTTGTACGTTTGTGTCAACGTATCTACCTTTAACTTTCTCTAAGTTTGTTTGATTTCTAGCCATCATCATGGCTTCAAATACCTGTTGTGGTTTATTCATTTTTTTGTTTCTCCAAATCGTAAACACGCTCTCTTAAATCTGTTGAACTGTAACTATGCTTTCTTTTGTGATAATGCAATTGAATACCGTTATCTAAACAATATTGCTTGCCTGTAAAATCTTTGTTTAAGTATTCTTCACTTAAAAACCTAATGTGCATTTCTTGCGTCATTATGATGTTAAGCAAATCTTTTTCTGTTTCGTAGACCACAATTTCATCTATGTACTTACAGGCTTGTAATTGCACATACCTTTCGTAGGCTGACTGAACAGGTTTGTTTTTTATGCCAGGTCGATCAACAGTTGGGTCTACTTGTAAAGCAACCTTTAAGTAATCACAAAGGTTTTTTTCCATTTTCAACATAGTTACATGACCCGCATGAAGAAGATCAAAGGATGAGCATTGAAATCCTATTTTCATAATGTTAATTATTTTTTTCCTCTATTGTGTAAAACCAATCATCCCCAGCCGACCATTTGCGTGTGCCGTCTACCGACCACAAATGTTGCGCTGCTTGGAAATCGGGAAACTTGGTTTGTGATGGCACAAGGCTTTGGTCATACCATAAACAACGGTTGTTGGGTTGGCAAGCAAATTGACCATCTTCCAATTTAATCCAGTTAAAGCTCTTATGCTCCTCGGCGGTTTCTGTAAAACCAGTGTCTAAATCCATACCATCGGCACAAAAGTCAACGGTAAACAAGTATGTGCCAAAGTGCCATTGCTTATCCTTGCCCAAAAACTTAACGCCAAGGTTACGCAAGCCAATCTTCTCAACAATGGTAAACCGGTAACCCATGCAATCCCAAAGTTGGAGTGTGTCAATGGGCAAGTCACTTGCGCCCTCTTTCCACACATAAGCATGAATTGGTAGTTTGTCGTACAACGCACCGTAATCGGTTAGCAAAGACTCAATCCTAAACACTTGCCCTCTTAAAGCTTTAAGGCTAACCCACACGCAAGGCACAAGTTCGCCATGCCCTTTGCTATTGTTGTAAAGAAACTCGGCTTTTACAAAGCATTTGATGGGCGGCAAAGAAGAAACAAGATAACTCAAATTAACTCCCGCTGTACTGGCACAAATTGCCATTCACGTTCTGCCCTGCCCGAGTTAGATTTGGTGGTGCGCCCCGTAAGCTCCACACGCCCATCCTTTTCAAGCTCTTTCATGCGCCTAGCCACTTGGTTGCCATCAAGCCCCACAAGCTCGGCTATGCCATCTTTGCCCATTGGCCCAAAGCGGCGCAAGCACTCCACAATCTTTTCAAAATGTTGTTTGGCAAGGTCTATGGATTGATCCGCTGCCGCATGGCTTGTTGAGGGGTCTAGCCCCCGTGCTCTAAAAAGGGATGTCATCTCTAGCCACTGTATTTGTCTTTTCCTCCAAGTCATAGCAATTAGCCCATCCATTCCAACCACCGTCCATTATTGGCGTGGAATCAATCTTAATCTTTAGGTTGTCGTTAT